GTTGCACCTGTAGGTCCTGTTGCACCTGTAGGTCCTGTAGCACCTGTAGGTCCTGGAATTCCTGTATAGTAAGCAAGAGATGTCCATGCTGTAGTTCCATTACCTGCTTTAATAAGGTTAGTATCTGTTTCAAAACCTAACTCACCTATAATTAAAATAGGATTAGCTGCCGTCCATTGTGCAGCAGTACCCCGTCTTACTTGAATTTTAGATGCCATTAAGGTGTACCTCCATTGATGATTGGAATATTACTATAGTTATCGCTTGGAAAACCACCATCAACTATTACTCCTACTTCGCTAGGAACTAAAAGTATAGGTGTGTTTAATGTATTTCCAACCCACATTTTTTTATCACTTATATTAACAGCCAGTTCTCCCTCAGCAAGCCAAGTAGGGACATTATTTGTTAAGGTAAAGTTCTTAATAGTTTTAGTTGCTGAGGAAAGTCCAGCTAATACTTGCTTTGTATATTCAGTTTTATCCATAGATAAATATATCCTTAATGATCAATAATGTTTGATTTTTGTTTGAACTTACCTCTAAAATCTAACCCAACAATATTTACAGGAGTCACACTAGAATCAATAATAGAAATTACTGTAATCTCAGAATAGCCAAAGACTTTAAATGTAAACTCACCTTGATTATCTACAATAGACAAAGGAAGGCTTCCTTCATCTAAAACTAAATCGGCATAGTTAGGATAGAATGTTGATTCTAAAGCTGTGCGAAAACGAGATGATACACTGACTGTGTATGGACCTGATTTATTGTGACGAATGACACCTGTTTTAATGTTTAAAGTACCATCAACTACTTGGTTGTTTACATCTCTTAGAAATAAACTACCAAGTGTGATATTCATTTCAAAGGGGTTACCTATATAAACAGTATAATCATCATAACCATAATTACCAAGAACCACTAGTTCTTTAAAGGTACCATTATTATCAACCTCACATGAAATAACTGTACCTAGTGTTTCTGCATCCCATGAATTACCAGACCCATCTGTTGGTCCAAAAACTAAAAGGGATGTTCCTTTTGCGTATGGAAGATTAAATGGAATTTTAAAGGTAGTAAAGTTTGTAGTGGCATTGTAAGATGTATTTGGATTTGTACCACCAACCTTAGTTCTAAAAATAAACATATCATCTAATCTAGGAACTTCTATATCAACAGTTGTCATATCTGTTTTCTGAAAATAAAAAACATTTGTATCTAAGTTTTTGATAATAACATATAAATAATTTTCATATGCTTGTATAGTTTGAATCTCTGAAGCAGTATCTAAAACAAAACGATAAAAGGAACTCTGAACAACTCGGTCACCTGAGAAACGTACAGTAAAGACGTAGATGTGGTTTAAATTATCAGCATCAACACAAATAATACTGTCTTGAGAAGGAGCTGTACAAGCAACCTTGTAATTCCTAGGTAAATATTCTGGAATACTGGCAGAAACATCAACTGCTTTTGCTAGTCCTAGTTTATCTTTACCTAAGTACAGATATAAACGACCTGCATCAAAGAAGTAAAGCTGAGACCCAATGGTCTGAGGTTCAATAATAGGTGTTGTTGAGTAGTAAGTAACTGGAGATACAATAACATTTGTTGGTGACAGGATAGAGATATCACTACCTGCTGTAAGTTGAAACTGAATGTTTGCTTTGGTGTCTACAAACAAATAATCTTCAAACGGACTCATGCTAACAATTTCAGCATAGGTATTAGAAGATGATCGGATATCAATTGGATCAGTATCTACAATGTTTGCTGGATCATCAATGAATAGACTTTCATATTCTCCTAATTGTGAAGAGAAGATAATATCATCGGCTGAGAACCATAATCTATCTTTAAATACAGATAATGATTTAATTCTAACTTGCTTTAAAGCTTTTCCACTGATAGTTTTAAAGATACTAGGTCCAGGATTTGTATCTTTGTTACCAGACTCACGTGGCTTCCATTTCATAGACTCAACTGCAACTGTAGGGGTTGTACCCACAATGGTTACAACTAATCGCTGAGGCATTCTACGGGGGTCAATGTACGAGTGTTCATCAGGAGTTCGGATCTTTTGAAGATAGGGATAACCAACTCCAGCATAAGCAGCTGTAACAGTACCATTACCAGTACCAACAGCAGTTGCGGTAAACGTACTGTTTGTAGCCGCAGTACCAGATAGACCTACTGATGCCCACGTAGTAGTAGTTCCTACTGAAAGAATTTTATAAGATTGCCCTACAACTAAAGAAGTTACAGGGATTGATGTAGTGGAAAAACCATATATTTCTGACTCGGAGAAAGAGATAACTCTATAGTATCCTGAAGATAGGTTTAAAAAAGGATATAGAGTTTGGTAAATTTTACCTCTACCAGCAACAACAGTACTGAAGGGATGCGTAGAGTCATATAACAAAGCTAACATAGCACTTGCTTTTGTATCTCCCAGTGTTACGTTTGTATTGGTAGAATACCAATCATCTGATTGAGGAGGCAGTTTAATTGCACTGACATCATTTACCTTTTGACCAAGGTATGATAACCCAGCCTTGTAATACGTATAGTCTGATACATCTATATATTTACCAGCAGATGTAGAGTCAGGAACATACCCAAGAAAAACATCATCTCCACCACCAACGGCGTTATCAGCTCCTACATCATAGACCTTACTCGCTTTTGCAGCTGAGTAATACGTTAGCTTACGTCCTGCAGTATCTACAGTACCTGTGACCACACCATCTAAACCAAACTGAAAGCCATCAACATCAGAGGAGAACCCTGCATAGACATTAGTGTTCAGGATGATTACATTAGAGCCTAGGGTAACTGCCTTTAGGGACTCACGTGGGGTCTTACTGTTAGGGTTGTATGTAATGTAGTTCCTAGAGTCCCGCTTGAGAGTTCCGTGAGTTAAAGCAGTAGCATAGCTAATACTCTGAGCCGTAGCATAAGCCTGAACAACTGTACTGTTATTTGCATTACCTACAGATGAGTTAGCAATAGTTGAATCTGTAGGATCCCATTGGGTACTAGAGGATACGTTCTTCCATTGACCCGTAGTCAGTAACTGATACATATAAAAGAGTTGACTGTCCTTGATGGATGCACTAAAATCAACAACAATTAAAAACCTAGTGTCTTCATTTATATTATACCAGTAGTACCATAAATTAGCTGGAGTTAAGCTACTGAGTTGAAACAGTTCTGGCTTGGTGTTGTTAGAACTAAAGTCCCATCCTCCTGTATAAGTTGCTGTTCCAATAGTATCTTGAGGGATAATGGTAAATCCAGCTCTCTTCTCTACATTACGCTCAAGGGATATAAGAACATTATCTAATTCCTCAACTTCATACGGCTGACGTTTAACAGGAGCTAATCTACTGACAGATAAAATGTTAGGTATAGATATCTTAGTTGAGATATTAGCACCTTTAGGTTGTCGTCTTCGTATATTAGCCATATTGTTTATCCTATTGTTCGCCAGAATCTAAATCGACTTGGGTCATTTAAGTATGGGTTTCGATTAACAGCTGAACGCAAACTAAGATCACCAGTCATAAAGATGTTACGCTTTTTATCATTAACATCGGCAGCTCGACCTTTCGCATTAAAAATCTGTTCTTGTTGGTTCAAGTAGGCATCAGCCTCACCATCACCTTGAGTCATAATCTGATAGGTACGCATAGCAGAGCTAAGAATAGCTCGTTGAACAGATGTATCAAGATTCTCCCACAGTAACTTCATAATAAACTCAACATAGTAATCAGCTTCTACAAACACATCAGTATCATCTGTAATATTCCACAGTCTACTAGGGGATGCACTTAACATTCTAATTTTAATTTGATCACCATCTGAGTTTTGATGGTAGCTAATTAATTCTGTGGCTATGACACCCTCTTCATCTCCATCACCACTAGGCAGCAATAAATAACCACTACTGTTAATTAACATCTTACGGATACATTTATTGTTTGCCATACCACGCATCTGAAAGTCCAATGAGCATTGCTCAAGAATATTCTGAGCAATGCCTGTGTCAATACCGCTTGCATCTTCTAGGTCAGATACAAGGTTTTCTCCTGATGTTAATAACATTTGATTTACGGCTTGTAGTCTTGTTATAAATCCCATTTGTATCTCCTGTGTAATGAATCAAAAACCCCCAGATCCCGTTAGAGATCTGGGGGCGTATTTAAAATGTAACCCACTTAAGGGCTATGAAGCACTAACTTAGTTACTACCACTAGTAACAGCGTATTCATTAATGAATGTACTAGCACCAAACAATGCTGCGAGTAAAGCACGGGTATTAACCTCAGCTTCAGTATCAGCTACTGGAACAGTAGCCACCTGTACAGCAGTAAGACCAATCAAAATCTGACACAACTCAGGACGAAGAATTCCCGTTCCCTTGAGCATGCTTGCAACTGTGAACTGAGTGTTACGGCGAATGTCCTGAATGGAATCAACCTTCATACCCATCAAAGACAAACCAGCCACAGCTTCCTTTTGGAAGATGATGCCGAAGATGTCAACAGTTCCACAAGTCAAGTTGTATTTGGCTTGTCCTGCTGCAACAGTGGTACGTGGGATGTGATTCGTCTTGACGATCTTTACACCCATGTAATCCAATGAATCAGACAAGGCATTCATACCAACTTGAATATTCATACCTGCACCACCGTAAGCATCACTTGCACCAAACATTGGGAAGTTAGCAAAAGAACTACCTCCACCCGTTGATCCAACTGCAACAGTTGTTGTTCGTGGAATACCAAGAGCACGAATGACTTGGAATACCTTTGGTGGTACTGCACACATTACATTTTGAACTGGGTAATCATTCTCTTGCATAAACACAAGATAATTCTCAATCTTTTGAAGAATTGAGAGAGCAACTGTTTCAGTGCAATTTGATACCGCAAAACCAATAGCACCAGTGTTAACAGTATTAACGATAGCTGGAGCTGGGAAGTTACTGACACCCAAGCCACGGGGATCCGAATCCAAAGGAGCTGCAACCGAAGCTGCAATAAGAGCAGAAACAATCTGCTTGTCACGGGTACTTGATAATGTAAGTCCAGCTTGACGAGCAAGTTCTGAACGATAATCCCATTGAGTGATCAAGAGATCAACATTGTCTGTTTCAAAGTGAGCTGCCATTGGACGCTTGTCAAGGTTGACCTTGAAAGTTGTCGAACTGGAGTCACCACCTACTAATTCTTCTCCCGCATCCCATGCTGCGTTCAAAGATACGAGTCCCGTTACTGGGAATTCGTACGAGAAACTACCCGTCAAAGATTTAGACGAAATAAGATTCTCAAAAATGTTGTACTGATCATATGCATTAATAACTTCACCACTCCACAAAGGAAGCCAGAGTTTGTTTGCACCTAAGTAATTACCTGATGGACCATCTGTTAGACTGGTACGTAAAACCAAGTCTGATGCTGCTAAAGGATCTCCTGCCATAACTGAAATCTCCAAAATAAATTTGTTTTCTTACCATGTAAGACAATGTTTGTTACATACCCCATTAAGTATTCCTGTTTAGGGAGTTAATGTTGAGTGTGATCTAGCAGGGTAGATAACCATTGCCCTAAGGGGGTTTTTCTATTACCTACTAGACCTAAGCTAACTCTCAGTCTTGAATTGAGTTATGCTTGTAGTTTATTAAAATCTGTTTTCATCATCCTTTGTTCCACAGCTTGACGATACTTAATATCCGTCTGGAACCTAGGATTGTTTCGTTCATTAGCAAACTCTCGCTTTGTGCGATAAGGTTGATTAGGAACTTGAGTCGATGCAACTGGTACTTTTGCTGCGGTTGCACTAACAACAGGCTCACCCTGTTTGTTATTAGGATTCATTTTATCGTATTTACTGTTTAGCCCCAACAAAGCAATCTCCCAGTTAGGGGATGCTAAGGAGGCATTCATATTCTCTTGCTCAGGTTTTGATAAGTTCTGGCTTGCCCAAGTAAACAGAGTTGTAAGTTTATCCTTACCACCAATAACCTCAGCTGCCTTTGCATAAGCAACTTCAATCTTAGCCTTCTGCCCTGCCATGTATTCATTGATTACAAAGTCTGGAAGCTTTGTCTTTGTCTTAATCAATTCTTGTGTCTCTGCACTAAGGGTTCCCTTAGTTGCATACTCAACAGTCCAAGCCTTCCAATCATCCTGACTGACAACTGAATCAACAGCCGTTGGGGTTGGTGTGATTGCGGGAGCATCAGGAATCCTGAGTTCTTCCTTACCAA